CTTCTTCGATGCCGTCGCTTACTCGGACTGCCACGCCTTCCGTCGACACGTCGAGCTCGTGCGCTGGTCGCTCAGTCTGCCCGGCTGTCTCGGCTCGCGTACGCTGTGCAAGATGTATGGTCGCTCCCATATGTGGGCACAGAAGCGGGCGAAGCAGATAAGACTCACGGTTAACGCTGACGCGGTTGGCCTGTTCCCGCATCACAGCAGCCCCCCCACGCCCCTACGGCGCACGAACCCATGCAAACCCCCATCCCCCCCGTAAGGAGTCTCCTAGACCCCCCCCGTACGCCTCGCGTGGCCCGACACCCCGTCTCTTTTTCACAAAAGAACCTCCATTTTTGGCCATATTTACAATGCCCAGTCAAACCGACATCGCCACCGCCCTTGGCCTAACCCGCCAACGCGTCTCGGTCCTGGTTAAGCAGGGGATGCCGATTGACTCGGTCGACGCGGCGACTGCTTGGCGTCAGGCTCAGGTCGATGGTCGGACCCGGCGCATGGCTGGCGTCACGATCGCCTCGCTCAACGAGCATAGCCTCGACGACATCCTTGGACAGCAGCACGTCTTAGTTGCCTCAGCTCGTACCGCGTACCGTAACGCCATCGAGTCGGGCGACCAGTCGCAGGGCAAACTTCAGACGGCGTTCAATCAAGCGCTCAAGACTCTGCTCTCTCTCGAGGACGAGCAAAAGAAGCGGGCCTTGGCTAACGGTGAATACATCTCTAAGGCCGAGGCCGCAACGGCGCTAAAGACTCTGATCGGCGAAATCCTTGCCGCCCTCGACGACTTGCCGACGGACGTGGCAGAGCGGTGCAACAAGGCGAACCCTGCTCAGGCCATCAAGCCGTTACAGGACTGGGTGCGGAAGACGCGGGAAGCCATCTCACTCAATGACCCTTTCCCCGAAGACGCTTGAACTGGTAGCCCTAGGCCGTGAGGCCATGAGGCCGACGACGAGCGGTGACCCGGTGGAATGGCTTGAGCGTAACGTCTCGGAGATACCCGACTCGCACCTTAAGGGTCCGTTCCGTAACGAGCGGATGCCGTGGGTCGGTGACGCGGTGCGGTATATCGTTCACCCCGAGGTCCGACAGGTTCTGCTGCCGTGGGCAATTCAAGCCGGCAAGTCTGCGGCGCTTCGTCTATCGACGGCGTACTTCATCGCCAACGACCCGGGCAATATGCTGATGCTCCAGATGAACCAGGACGAAGCCGACGACTTCTTTCTTCGCCAGTGCCGTCCGCTCTTTGATGCCATCCCCGAGGTGGTTAAGCGCAAGAAGCCCGACGATATGCCACGCTCCTCGGTGGGCGATTACCAGCGGATGATTATCTATTGTCGGTCAGCCCATACTAAGACGAGTCTGCAACGCATCACGACTAAGTACGTCTTTGGGGACGAGTGTTGGCGCTGGCCTAAGGGGCACATGGAAGAGGCGATGGGACGCACGACGCAGTTCTCTTGGAACAGTAAGCACGTCTTTGCCAGTCAGGGCGGGACACCTACGGACGACTTTCATCAGCTGCTCGAACAGCCGTCGACGAACATTCACGACTGGTCCTTTAACTGCCCGAAGTGCAACACGCTCCAGCCCTACGACTGGTCTTTTGTTCGCTTCCCCGAGGACGCTAAGGACGGCGACGAGTGGGACGTGGCTAAGGTCAAGGCCGGCACGACTTACGAGTGCCGCTCCTGCAACACCCGCCACACGGACAGCCGAGAGACCCGCTTCGAGCTGAACCTCGGCGGCAAGTTCCACCCCCGCGAACCCGGCAAGTCCATCGAGCGCGTCGGCCTGCACCTCAACGCCCTGGCTATGATGTCTTGGGGCGAGTTAGGTCGGATGATGCTTGAGGCTAAGCGGGCCTCCGTGATCTACGGGGACGAGGAACCCCGCCGCATCTTTAAACAGAAGCGTCTCGCCCTAGCCTACTCCGAAGAGTCGGGCACCATGCTTGCTCCTGTAAACGCGTCTGACTACGCCCTTGCCGACGACTGGGCAGAGGAAGCGGTAATCACGCCCAAGGCTCAAATCGCTACCCGCGAGAACGCCCCCGCTGGCAGTATCCCGTTCCGAACAATGGGCATCGACGCTCAACGCAAAGGCGGGCTTCACTTCTGGGCAACCGTGCGCCGCTGGAGCCGTAACGGGCAAAGCCGTCTGATGGCCTTTGAGAAGGTCGAGACCTGGACAGGCCTTGACGACCTAGCCCGCAAGCACGGCGTGCATAAAGCCCTAATCGCCGTCGACTCAGGAGACCAGACGCAAGCCGTGTATGCCGAGTGCTGTCGCCGCGGCTGGAAGACCACCAAGGGCTCGCACCTCGACGACTTTGCGGTGACCTCGTCAAACGGACAGACGACCCGCCGCTTTTACTCTGACCCTCAGGCTATGATTGTACCAGGGCAAGCCAACCGAGTGTCGTTTATTGTCTTCTCCGTGCCAGCCGCCAAAGACCTTCTGCATGGCCTACGGGTCCGCAAGTTGCACACCTTCCCCCGTGACGCGGTGGAGGAGTACGCCAAGCAGCTGAACTCCGAGGTCCGCGTAAAGGACAAGCGGACAGGAAGACCTATGTGGATACTCCCGCAAGGAGTCCTCGACAACCACGCCCTCGACTGCGAGGTCATCGCCCTGCTCCTAGCCGTGCGCTGGGGCGTCGTCGGTCGGGAGGCTACGACCACGGAAGCCGAAGCACCTACAACTTGACACCGTGCCCAACTCTATCACTTTAAATGCAAGCGAGTCGGGGGTTTGTGGGGACCTACATTGGCTTGGAGGTTCGGATCGTTGGCCCTCGGCTCGCCCCCTTTCGTTCCAAGAGATGCAAGTTTAACATGGCATCCGGCATCTTTATCGGCCTCACGGAGTGCGAACTCTTGGCAATCCGCACCAAAGCGGTCTCTATGATTACGGAAGGAAAGACCCTCATGTCCTACTCGGACTCTGGCTCGTCTGCGTCTAAGTCGTTTGCCATGCCCCCGAAAGAGATGCTCGCCGAGGCTCAGTACGCCCTCGGTATCCTCGACCCTCAGCAGTACCCGGGCTCGGTCCGCATGACGGTTGGTCGGACGAATTGGAACAACCCAATCCGTAACTAATTTATGGCAGTCAAAAAGCGTCTACCCATCAAGGCCCGCAAGGGAACCCCGAAGCCCGAGGCCTCCGCTGGTGGCTGGCAAAGCACGGGGCTGACTCGCCTCCGCTTGGGGCAGTACGGCGCTCAACCGCGTGACCTACGCCGCGACCTCTCGCCGTTCGACCGCCTGTCGATGGTCCGCAAGTGTCGCTGGGCTGAAAGAAATTCAGGCTTGTTCAATCAGGTGTTAAACGACCTGACACTTTATACAGTGGGGGACGGTATTAAACATCAGTCCCACGCATCGACGCCCGAGGCTCGTGAAGCCTATAACGATTACTTTAATGAGTGGGCTAAGAAGTGCGATATCACCGGCCGCTTTTCGTTTAACCAGGTTCAGAACATCCTCCTCCGCGGTATGCTCCGAGACGGTGACTCCTTTGCCGTAAAGACCCGCAACGGTTTTGACGTGCCCAAGCTGCAGATCATGGAGTCGCACCGAGTCGGCGACCCATTGTCCCCAGACGTATGCCCGCCCGGCATGCATGATGGCGTTCAGTTCGGCCCTTACGGCGAACTCGCTGGCTTCTCAATTTACCGCTCAGACGGCTCTGCCCGCTACGTTATCTCTAACGCAGTGATGCACATCGTCGACCAGGAGTGGGCCAGCGGTGCCCGTGGAGTCCCCATCCTGCAAAGTGCGGTCGACCTAGTGCAAGATAGTATGGATGTCAGGCTGCTCGAAATCCTCGCAATGAAGGATCACGGCGACGTGACAAGGGTGCTGAAAAAGACAGGTGGCTTTATGCCGACCGACATGGGTGCCGAACTCGGTCAGTCCACCCCTCTGACGCAGGGCCAGCAGTACGCGTCGATGGGCGGTAAAATCCTAGCCCTCGAGCCCGGTGAAGACCTCCAGCTGCTCGCCTCCAACCGCGGCAGTCAGGCTATCGGCTTCCTTGAAGCGCTCGAGCGGGACATTGTTCGGGTGCTACCCTTCGAATTCGTTTCATCGCCAGAAAAAGTAGGCGGGGCATCGGTTCGTCTCGTAACCGCCAAGGCTGGTCGAGTCTTCGGCAAGTATCAGTCGGTCATTATCACGACCCTATGCCAACCAACGTGGGGCTACGTCATCGGTCAGGCCATCGCCAACGGTGAACTCCCCGACGATGAGTCATGGACTGAAGTGTCTTGGACGACCCCAAAGAGCGTGACGGTGGACGGTGGACGCGACTCGGCTAACGACCGCGAAGACCTCCGCATCGGCCTCCTATCCTTCGCAGAAATCTACAACCAACGCGGGATGAACTTTGAGGAGGAGGCTGAAATCAAAGCCCAGAACGTCCGCTATCTCTTGGACCTCTCCAAGACCTACGGCGTCCCCTTCGAGACCCTGTCCAATCTGCTAATCAATACCGCTCCTGGTACTGTCGAGCAAACCTCCTCCACCCCTCAGCCTAGCGCTGAAACCGAGACCTCTTCCTAAAATGCGTTTCTTACTCAACGGCCTGAACGGTCGCGAAGCCCTCCTCATCGACCCTGCCAAGGCTAACGATCACCGCGTCTTAGCGGAAAAGTTCGGCTTTACGGATATGCTGGCCCAGCTCTTCGGCGAAGTCCCGAAGGCTTACATCGCCGAGGACGGCACGGGCGTCATCCCGATTGCCGGCGTGATTGGCAAAAGCCTCTCGCCCCTCGAGAAGATGACTGGGGCCGTGGA